AGTTGCTAAAGGTTTTGTACACGTTGATTTGCGAGATGATTTTAAACCAGTACTTTGGTGCTATTAATTTTAAACTAGGAGATATAAAAATGTCAGAGAAAGGTATTGTAATTCCAACGTGGGCCATTCCGCTAGTAGTCAGTTTGTTTGTAGGTGCTATCTCTTATGGCGCGGCACAAGCCAATGCTGAGAGTACTACTACTGAAGTTAAGCGTATTGAAGTCATTGTCAAAGAAACAGCTAAGAAGGCTCAAGAGAACGGTCAGGCACAGGCTGTAACAGAGACTAAAGTTGATGCAATTGTAGAGTCATTAGCTCGTCAAGAAAAGATTCAAGAAAAAACTAACGATCAAATCTCTGCGTTAGTACAAGCATTGTTGGCTAAGCAGTGAGAATGGTCTTTGCTTTGATCTTTCTTTTCTCTAATGGAGAGATTGATGAAAGTAAGACACGCTACTACGCAAAAAAACACCACTGCGTATTTATGTGTCAGGAACTATCTAAACCCTCCAAACACTATGAGGCAGTAGACTGTATCTGTCGTTTAACTTGGGTAGATAATTCTGAACGAGTTATAAAATGAAGACGTTAGTGTTTGCTTTAATGATAGAGACTTTAACTCCTGATGGTTTTGTTGAAAACATTGAGGAGTATGGAGTCTGGAATAATATTAACTCCTGTGTTTATTTTGCTAGAACAATAACCCTGCAAAGCGTAAGGGGGTCAGGCGAAAATAAATTCGGGAAAATATATGACGTACCAGTAAGGGCTTTTTGCAAACCAAAGTATGTAGACCCAAAAGAAACTGTAATTTTTGAATGAGTATTGTATATGAGTAATTTTGATTATAGAGACAAAGAAGAATGGAAGGCTTTAATTTTTGTAATTGTATTTTTTAGCGTGGGCTTTAGCTCACTTCTTTGGATCGACTAATTTAACGATAATAGCGAGGAATAGTTAATGCCTGCAACAAAGAAAAAGAAATCAACAGTCAATAAGGCGGGTAACTATACCAAGCCTACAATGCGTAAGAACTTATTTAATAAAATTAAAGCGGGAAGTAAGGGCGGTAAAGCAGGACAGTGGTCAGCACGAAAGGCTCAGATGCTTGCTAAAGAATACAAAGCTAAAGGAGGCGGGTACAAATGAAAGTTAAAGCACCTAAAGGTCATCACTGGATGAAGCAGAAAGACGGCTCAATGAATCTAATGAAGCACACTGGCAAGTTTATTAAGCACAAGGGCGCTTCACTCGAAGCTAATTTTAAAGTACAAAAGGTTCATAAGAAATAATGGCACTTAAAAAATCTCAAAAGTCTTTAAAGAAATGGACAAAGCAAAAGTGGCGTACACCTTCTGGAAAACCTAGCGGTAAAACTGGCGAAGTATACGCGCCTGCTAAGGCTATAAAGAAACTCAAATCAACTGCGGCAGGCCGAAAGAAACTTGCGGCGGCTAATAAAAAGAAAAGAGAAGCTACAGCTAAAGGCAAACAACACGCTAAGCATGGACTACATAAAGGAAAGAAACGATGAGAGAAGACTACAAGAAGGGCGGCAAAGCTAAAAAGAAAAGAGATTCAAGACTAGAGAGGGCAGGAGTTAGTGGATACAATAAACCGAAACGTACCCCCAAGCACAGTAAGAAAAGCCATGTTGTCGTGGCAAAAGAAGGTGACAAAATCAAGACGATTAGGTTTGGAGAACAGGGGGCAAGCACCGCAGGAAAACCCAAGGCGGGTGAATCTGACCGTATGAAAAAGAAACGAGCCTCTTTCAAAGCTCGTCATGCTAAGAACATAGCCAAGGGCAAAATGTCTGCGGCCTATTGGGCTAACCGCGTGAAATGGTAGTATGATTAAGGGCGCTGAGTTCATCTTCTAAAAAAGAATGAAGCGCCTCTAGTTTTGGTTTCGTAAGTTGTACAATGTTTCTCATAATTAACAATTCGTCACCGCTAAAGACCTTATTTAAATCACCTTCAGGGATGCCGGACATTTCTGTCACGACAACCCCTTCACAGTTAATAAGAATTTTAAACCCTAAGACATTGGCTTCCTTGCCTTTCTTAAACGATTTCACAAGCACCGCCCACACACGCCAACTCTTGTGAGCCTGTTGTGTTATCTTCTTGTTCAAAGTTTTCAAGGTCATTCCAGTTAATGTCTTTTGGCATAGCTTTCACTAACTCCTTATACTGATCTGCGTTTATCTCTTCATAGGGGGCTTGCTGATATACGTGGTCGCTGTACGGCAACAAGCTGATCCCGCTACACAAATCAAAGTTTTCCCATATCCATTGAGATACCTGCAAGAACTCATCGTCTGTGTAGTAAACAGTTATGCTTGGTTTATGTTCGCACCAATGATTCTGATACGCTTTCCACAACGCTAACTGTTCCATAGCCCCTACTTGTTTAACTGTTGTACTAGTCTTAGGAGACTTCACAGGGAAACTAAACACAAGGGATGCAGGACTCATTACATCTTGTTCGACAGGGAATCCCGCTGTTGACATGTATTGCGCGAGGGGGTCTTTCGCATCTGAGCGTACTCGTCTAATGTAATGCTTAGAAAAACGAGGATGAATGCCACTGGCACTATCAACAAGCTGAGACACCGTGCCACTAGGCTTAACGCAAGTAATAGCCGCTGATTGATTAATTCCCAACTTCTTTGCCCAAGCTTTATTAGTTTTAACCGCAACACCCTTCATCTCCTCTAGCCATTCAGCAAGCTTGTCAGTAGACGAGCCTAGCACCTTATGATCCATAATCCCTGTAAGGCTCACACCTAACAAAGCTTCTTCTTCTGTATTGCGTTGCCACACTTTACGCAAGTATCGGAAGTCTGTAAGCGTAGCCTGTAATGTTCCGATCATCGCGGCTACTTCTATTTTAGATTTCAAAGTCTCTAAAGTATCTTCAGACCTGACAACCACTTCCGATAAATTGCAGAACTGATTACTGCGTAATATGATTTCACTGCAAGGATTAGTACCAAAGTCCTGCTCAGCATCCCTACGTCCGTTCTTGCTTGCAACTTTCTGTGCCGCTATGCGACTGAAGATTCCGCGCTCACCCGCCTTAGACTCATACATGTTCTGCATCTCAGACAGGAAAGACTCAAAGTCAGGCTTCTCTGTGTACGCTACGCTGTTGTTAGCAAGTCTACGGTGTCCCTCGTTTCTCCACCAATCTCCTGACTTAGCTTTAGCCATACGTGGATCGGATAGATTAGATAAACTTATTAGTGCTGAACGCCTTACACCACCAACAACAACGATGTCTGCTATCTTACAGACAACATCATGACACTCAATAGAGGTTAACTTACGGCCTGCGGCTTTTGAGAAAACACCAACACAAAAATTAAATAAATCTACTAGGGGTTCTGGGCCAGATGCGCGTCCACCAAAGGTTTTAAGTCTTGCGCCTGCGGGACGGACGTTGTGCATATCCCACTTAGGAATCTTCCCTGCGTACAGCATAGCAATCAACTCGCGGAACGCAGAAGCCCAACCGATCTTGCTGTCACTAACGACAATAACGCTGTCAGTAGCATGGAATGTTTCTGCAATCTCAGGTAGTTTGTTTATGAAGTTACGCTCAACGCTAAACCCTACACCTGTGCCGCACATAAGAACATACATCAACTCATCAAAGGATCGCGGTGAATCTATGTGCAGATAACTACAGTTAAACCCTGCAACATTATCTTTGTCGAGTGCTTCCCCTGCTGTCATCATGCATCTCATGCTAGGCATGACTTCTAGGTTGTATATTGCATTAAATAACTTTAAGGCTACTTTCTCATCTATTTGTTCGCGGTCTTTCCAGAAATTTACGTATCTGTTGACTGTCTCGTGCCATTCTTCTCTACGATTATGTTCAGGTATCCAACGTGCGTAGCGTGACTTGTGTATAAATTCTTGGTACTGATCCATTAAGTGTTCTCCTCTGTGACAATTACTGTTAGTTTATTTAAGTACCACGTAGCCTTATTTAAGTCCTCTACTTGCTTGCCTTTATAGTCGTAGCGCCAAAGGTATTTCATACAGTTACCCTTGAGATACCCTTTGAAAGCTACGCTAGACATAGACTCTTCAATGGCTTCAATGCATTCAATGTTGCCAGTGTTGTAGTGCTTTGGATTGTTGACAACATCCTCACTTAGTGTATGTGCTTCTTGCATAGCCATATCAACGTAAGGCTTGTAAGGCTCAAGTGCAGGATGTTCTTTAGCTACTCTATCCCAATCTGCGGGTGTTGCATCATTTAATCTTTTCATGTGCTATCTCTTCGTATAAGTTAATTGTAGGTTCTTTGCGCCTAGTATCTTTTAATTTAGAAGAAGAACTAATCTTCTTGAACTTCTTCTTTCTTAAAAACCTATCGCGCCTCTCGTCTTTTCTATTGAAGTCAGTCAAAACTCTCCCTCTTCTTGGGGTTAATCCAACTATCAGGGATGGTGTCTTCGCTAAACCACCTGAAGTTGTTAGCACTTGCCCACTCACCGTGGCTTCTTTTAGTGCCGTCTTTTCTACGTTTGGCTTGCGGCATTGGCGCACTTGGATTCGCAAACAGAAACACTAACTCTGTATCTTCGGGCAGTGTCTTACTAATCCAGATGTACTTGCTAAACTCTGCGTAGTCCCAGAACCTACCCTTAGCTTCAAGCAGAATCTTCTTGCCCTCAACCTCGCGGATAAAGTCTGGATGATAGTTATGCTCAACGGTGTAAGGAACTTTGTCGGTGTGAAAACTCCAACCATCAAGGATACCTGAATGTAGTTCATACTCCCAGTTAGAGTCGTAACCTTTAACAAGATTCTTTTCTACAGGACGCTTGACTCGTTGTTTGCGGTAGCCCTTCTTAATCTTATTCAATGGATCACAGCCTGTCTGCGCTCTAGTTCTGCATCTATCAAGAGCCGCAAGTCTTCTAGAAACTCGTTGTCTATATCTGTAATAGAGTTATCACTGTTGAATAAGAAACTTCCTGTAGCTATGATCATCTGTTCAATGTTCATTTTACTTCTCCTAGTGTGATAGTTTCTATTACGCGATGAGGGTTTGATTTAATAATCTTAGTTATCTTGTTGCAGACCCACTTAGGATGATAGGCGTTGAGGTGCATAGTTCTTTGCGCCATGTAGTGAGTCTGCTCAGGCATAAAGTTTTTATAGTTATCAACAGTAACGCCCTGTCCTTCTTCTTCGCTGAGTAATGAACGTAACCAATCAACTATAATAACGCCTGAGTGCTTCCTAATCCGCTTAGCTTTCTTGCCATTCATACTAGTAGTTCCTCTACTTTAGGTTCGACTACAACTTCTGTCAAGTATGCGAGTCCGTTTGAGTATTTAAAGGAACGTAAACCCTGTCCATCGTTAGCATCTTTGTAGCATTCGTGCTTGTACTTACACCAACTACAACCCTTTGGAAGTTTCATGTTGCCTTTCTTGCCATCAGGTATGGGAGTATAACATAATTCTGGGGGTACGTCAAGCTCTAATGCAGGTAATAGCTGACTAATAGAGGTTTTAATGTTGGGCTTATCAAGATCGTCAGGCACGTACATACACAACTCACCGCTCTCTTTGTTCAACACCAAGAACCCGCCATTGTCAGTACCCTCTGCCGCCTCGTATCCCGCAAGCTGACCAAGGTATCCAAAGGGATCGTCTTGTGATAAGCGTCCGTCCTTGAACTTGTTAAACGCAAAGCGAGATGCGGTCTTAACATCCACCACTTCACCATTTATCTTACAGTCCATGTGGCCTACGATGCCTTTAACTTCAACTTCTTTTTGCTCGTCTGTTACTTTGTGGCCGGACATCCGCACAAGCATCAACACAATCTCTTCAAGCAAGTGGCCGTACAGAAACTTGATTTGCGTTGGCCCATCAACTCCACCGCGTCCTTCGGGGTCACGCTTCTCATACCACAACTGACGCGATGGTTTTCCTACATTAGACATACGAACCGTGAAGTCTTTGTTACGATCAGAAGGAACTGCCCAAGACATCAGAGCTTCTTTAATTCCAACAAGAGTGTTGTCAATATCTTCTTCTGTTAGCGGCAAAGGCTTACCGTCTGATAGTCCTTCAAGGTGTTTGTAGATGTCAGGTACTACATTATTAAGACTCATTGGGCATATCCTTTATAATAGTTTTAATTTTATTTAAAGAGAGCTTGAACCATTCTCCTCTGTTATCGCATCCTATGGCTGTAAGTTTATTGTGTACTAATTTTTCTGTTTCTTTTCGATCAGCAAAAAACTCAGAGTACTCTAATTTAAAATCACGTAAAGGACTAGATGTTTGATAAGTTCTGCATCTGTCTTCTGCATCTACAGCCATGCCAACCTTGTACCAACCTTCCCATGCAGGGTTAGATACTACATAGATGTGGCCGCGCTTTACTTTATCGTACTTGTTATAGACTGCCTGACCTATAGAGGCGGCTAGTCTTTTAAGTTTATTTTTTCTATTCTTAATTGTATCACAAGCGTTGCAAATATAGTTACACTTTTTAAGATTGGAAGCGTAAAAGTTTTCTTCTGTTAAAAGAACATTGCAATGATTACAGTTTTTAGTGTGTTTCACTCCAGTTCTCCCCGACTTTATAGTCTCCGTCCAGTGGACAATTTAAATTAAACATACACCCTGCTTCTTTAATGGCGTTAACACCTAGCTTACCTACCTCTACTGCATCATCAAGGTGACACTCTATCTGCCATTCATCGTGTACGTTAGCTACAAACTTAGCATCGTATCCGTGGTTCTTTATCTTCTCGTCTAGTATTATCAACGCTTTCTTCATTACTATTGCGCCTGCTCCCTGCAACAAAGTATTCAAGGCCGCGTGTTCTGAGCGCACCGTAAGCTTACGTCCGTCTAGTGCTTTAACGAATCCGCTTGAAGCTTCTCTTTGTACTCTGTCTGTAAGCTTTTTAAATGATGGGAGATTATCAAAGAAGCGTTGTCTAAGTCCTTTCCCAACCGCTCTACCTCGTCCAACCACAGACCCAAGCTTTGCATCTCCTGCTCCGTATAGGAGGGCATAGATAAAAGTTTTCGCCTGACTTCTTGATTCAAGTTCAGCAAGGCGCTGATTAGCGGTGTGTATATCTCCGTTAAGTATTTCATTAGTATAGCCCTCATCGTTTAAGTAATGTGCAAGCATCCTGAGTTCTAAGCCTGAAGCATCAATCCCTACCAGACGATAGTCCTCTGGAACAGTCCAACAAGATCGGCAATCTTCGCCGAACGGTGACGAACTACTAGGAATCTGAGCCATGTTAGGATGTGAATGTGTCATACGCGATGTCACTGCACCATTAGGATTGACGTACCCATGCACCCTGCCAGTGTCTTCGTTGAGTTCCTTGATCCAACTCTTAGTTTGAGCCAAGCGTTTCTGCAACATAAGATACTTAGCAATCAATGCGGCCTGCGGTATGTTCCTAACCTTATTTAAAGTTGACTCATCTACAATGGGTTGACCTGTAGGTGTATGCTTCTGAGGCTTCCAACCAAAACGAATTAGGTACTCGCCAATCTGCTTGCGTGACCCTAAGTTAAAAGGCGTTTCAGTTTTACGTGCGATAGGCTTACAATCTATATCTAATGAAAGCTTCTCGTACTCCTCGTCTGTCAGTCTTGTACCCTTACCGTGCTGATCGGTTGCTGTCTTAGCTACTGCACCTGTCGCTGTGAACTTAGGTGTCAGTATCTGAGTAGTGACTACAGGCCGAAACTCTTCGTGAACCTCCTGCTCTAGATCGTGTAGCTTGGTTTCAAACATAGCCACTAAACCCATAACTTTCTCAAGGTCTAAAACAAAGCCGTTGGTGCGTTGCTGATCAATGATCTTAGCTACTGCGTGTTCTATCTGCACTGACTGTGGCGTGAACCCACGGCTCTCAAGCTTCAAAGCCTCGTACACTTTAGTATTAAGCAACACATCGTTCTTGCAGTACTCTAACATCTCTGGAGTATACTGCTCCCATGCATCTTCTTGATCACCAAAGTCTCCTTTCTTAAAACCTAGACGATAGCCCCAACCTTCAAGTCCGTGGTTGCCTTCGCGTGTTGGCTTGAAGAGTCGTGATAGTACTAAGGTATCTACAATCTTCTTGTCAAACAAATCAATTCCGGCAACCTTTTTAATTGCAGGGATGTCATAGCCTATCAGGTTGTGGCCGATCAGTTTAGTTGCAGAGCGCAGTAGTCCGTAGCCTTGCTCTAGTTGCGTGTTGTCAAACGTAAACACATCCTTTGTATCAACGTCTTGTGCCACGATACAATGTATCTTCGTGGGGTCTAAGCCGTCTGCTTCTATATCAAATACTAAGTTACTCATAAGTATTTCCTAGTTGTTAGTGTTAAATTTATTTGATTTGCTATAGTTCTCTTGTGCTGTAAGCACTTGTAGGTTACTTTCAACGTGCAAGCCCGACACTAGCTTACCTTGTAAAGGTATAACATGGTCAACGTGGTGCTTGACTCCTGTTGTTTCTGTTAATCTTTTGGCCTCTGAATATATAGCTTGTATACTCACAAGGTCAGCCCAAGGAACTGTACGTTCAAGCTTAGCGGATCTGCGCTTGGCGGTTGTGGCACTACACTTATCTGGGTTAGCTTGGCGGTATGCTCTATGTTTAAGCATCGTGGCCTC